AGTGGCCACAGATAATAAATTTATTAATGCTGACGGAGCAATGAATTATCAAAGCGGCAGAGTATTAATTACTGTTAATTTTAGAACTCCAATTGATATTAACCTAGAAGATGGTGTGTATGATTTTAGTACAACCGCTGGAGTCCCACAGTTTAGTGGACTTTATCTTGTCACGCTTGTTACGTCTAATTTTAGGAGAGGTAAATTTACACAAACTTTAAAATTAAGTAGATTACCAGGTCAAGAAGTTAAAAGCACTAAGCCTCCGCAGACAGCTTCGGCACCTACAGAAAATGAATATGCCGCAGAAGACGATGAAGCTACTCAGGCAAGAATAACAGAGTGGGCTGCAGAAGGACCACAAACAGCTCCACTGACAGATGATCAAATATCAGCTAACAACGCAGCCCTAGGCGATTTCGCAGGATAATAAATGGCAGAAGATACACGACAACCCACAGGCAGTGCTGAACAAAAGCCAGGCCCATTCTTAGCAAAAGTTATCAGTCACTTAGATCCTACCTACATGGGTACGCTACAAGTACAACTATTAAGAGAAGTAGGCAATGACGAAGCCAAAGAGGGCCAGCTACACCAAGTAAAATATCTAACACCGTTTGGCGGTCAAACTAATGTAGAGTTTATCACTGAAGAAGATGACTATAATGCCACGCAAAAAAGTTACGGTATGTGGTTTATTCCTCCTGATGTAGGCACCATTGTTATGGTTATCTTTATTGATGGTGATCCACGTAAAGGTTATTGGATAGGATGTGTACCTGATGAAAATATGAATTTTCAAGTTCCTGGACATGCTGCCACAAAATATAATATAGACGGTACATATGAACGTGTGCCGGTTGCTGAGTATAATAAAAAAGCAAGAGAAGCAGCTACAGATCCTACTAAAATTCTTAAACCTGTCAGCCCGCTGCAGGACGTTTTAGACGAACAAGGCCTGATAGAAGATGATACTAGAGGTATCACAACCAGCAGTGCCAGAAGAGAGATACCCAGCATGGTGTTTGGTATCAGCACCCCTGGACCAATCGATAAACGAAGTGGCGCCCCTAAGGGTAAGTTTGGTAAAGACGAGCACAAAATTGCTGCTGGATTTATCAGCAGACTAGGCGGCAGCAGTGTGGTCATGGATGACGGAGATGATAAATTCCTTCGTCGCACTACAGCCAGTGAAGGGCCTCCTGATTATGCTGCCGTTGAACAAGATGAAGATGATGGTCTTCCAGAAATTCCGCACAATGAATTAATACGATTTAGAACTAGAACAGGGCATCAAATCTTGATGCACAACAGCGAAGATTTAATTTACATAGGCAATGCCCGCGGTACAACTTGGATAGAAATGTCTAGCGATGGTAAAATTGATATTTTTGCCGAAGACAGTATAAGCATACGTACTAAACAAGATTTTAATTTTTACGCTGATAGAGATTTTAACATAGAAGTTGGTAGAAATTTTAATTTAAAAGTAGGCGCCCGCCATCAAACAGAAATTGGCACAGACAAAATTCTAATTGTTGATTCTAACAATTTTATACAAGTTGGCGGCACACACGATGAAACCATTGCGGATCAAACCAATATCACAGTTGGTGGCGGATTTGACCTTAACACCAGCGGCGCAAACAAATTAACATCTGGCGGAAATATGGAAATTGCCGCTGCCAACACTACAATTTCTGGTGGCAATATTAATCTAAACGGCCCAACTGCAGCTAGTGCAGGGGCTGCTACAGCCCCTGAACCACTGACTACGTTTGCTAATCCTGACGAAACTGAAAGTACAACAGACAGTATTATGTTACGTATTCCAAGCCATGAACCGTGGCCACATCACGAAAACTTAGATCCTGCTAGTTTTAAACCTGACTTGACTGATAGGGAAGCAGGCAGTGATATTCCTGTACCGGAGTATTGGAAAAAATATTCTACAATAACCGACACATTCTCCAAGGAAATGCCACCCGAGAACGAGGAGTAAATACTACTATGACAGCCAATCAGAAATTATTTAACAAGGTAGTACTAAAAGGCCCTGCCGGCAGAGCAACTGTGCCTGGATCTAAAACCTACAAAGGTTTTAGCAGTGTCAGCGGCGACAGCAAGAGCTATAGCCTTTATGATCTAGCCTTAATTAAACAAGATATTATCAATCACTTTCATATTCGTCAAGGCGAACGATTGGAAAATCCTACGTTCGGCACTATCATATGGGATGTATTATTTGAACCGTTGACGGAAGATCTAAAACAACTTATTGTAAAAAACGTTGAACAGATTATCAATTACGATCCCAGGGTCAATGCCAACAATGTAATTGTTACAACCTACGAAAGCGGCTTACAAATAGAATGTACACTGACTTATCTTCCTTATAACATACAAGAATCTCTCCAATTTAAATTTGACCAAGCAAATGGTCTAATCGGCTAATTAAATTAGCATATAATAAAACCGATAAATATCTGTATATGGGAAGCAGATATGTCAGCAACAGATAGACAAAATAGATTACTAGTAGCAGAAGACTGGAAACGTATATACCAGAGCTTCCGTAATGCCGATTTCCAAAGCTACGACTTTGAAAATCTACGCCGCGTGATGATTAGTTACATCCGCGAAAATTATCCAGAAGATTTCAACGACTATATTGAATCAAGCGAATACCTTGCCCTAATTGACATGATTGCGTTCTTGGGCCAAAGCATAGCTTTCCGCGTTGATTTAAATGCCCGTGAAAACTTCCTAGAGCTAGCAGAACGCCGCGAAAGTGTGTTGCGTCTAGCACGTTTGTTAAGCTACAAAACAAAACGTAATATTGCTGCATCAGGCCTGTTGAAATTTAATACCGTAAGCACCACGCAGTCAGTGTATGACAGCAACGGTAGAAATCTAGCCAATCAAGTTGTTGCTTGGAATGATCCAGCTAACACCAATTGGTACGATCAGTTTATTAAAGTTATCAATGCGGCACTGCCAGCAACTAGACAGTACGGAAATCCAGACGCAAAACAAGAAATTTATGGCATTCCAACAGAGCAATATAGATTTCAAACAGTAAGCACTTCTATACCGGTATACTCTTTTAATAAACCAGTAGATGGCCGCAGTATGAATTTTGAAATTGTAAGTACAACATTTACTGGCAAAACTGAAATATATGAAGAGCCTCCTAGTATTGGAAACAGCTTGGCATTCTTGTACAGAGATAGCGGCCGCGGCAACGGCAGTAGTAATACAGGATTCTTTTTAAGATTTACTCAAGGTACATTGAATCAAGGTAGTTTCACACTTAGTCAACCAGCAACGGACGAATCAGTCGATCTTGACGCAGTCAATATTAACAATAGTGATGTGTGGTTATATAGACTAGATAACAACGGAACGGAAAGCGAGTACTGGGCACAAGTTCCCAGTTTCGAAGGCAATAATGTTATCTATAACAGTCTTAACAAAAGCATTAGAAACATATATGGTGTAGTAACTAGAGCCAGTGATAGAGTTAGCTTAGTTTTTAGTGACGGCGTCTTCGGCAATTTACCCCAAGGCACATTTAGAACATACTACAGAACCAGCAACGGACTAAACTATACTATTAATCCTAAAGACATCAAGAATGTCAGCATAGATATTCCTTATATTAGTCAAGTTGGCCAAGTTGAAACATTGAGTGTGACATTAAGTTTACAATCGAGCGTGTCTAATAGTGGCCCAACTGAAACAAACGACAGTATTAAATCTAATGCTCCTGCCACGTACTATACACAAAATAGAATGATCACAGGGGAAGATTACAATATCAGTCCTTTAAGTGTTAATCAGCAAGTTGTAAAAGTAAAAGCAGTTAATCGCAGTTCAAGCGGCATTAGTCGATACTTTGACCTAGTAGACCCAACTGGCAAATACAGCAAAACTAATTTGTTTGCGGATGACGGTTTAATTTATAAACAAGAATACTCTGACAGCTTTAGATTTAAGTACGCCACTAGAACAGATATTGAAGCAATTCTTTATAATGAATTAGCAGACGTTTTAAAATCATCTAACCTTAAAAATTTTTACTACGATAATTTTGAAAAAATTCCTGTAAGTTTATTAGAAGTTAAGTGGTACAACAGAACATTGGATGTTAATCAGAGTACTGGCTACATTGAAGATACTGTATCGGGTACAAAGCAAAAAGTTTCTTCTTATACTAGT